CGATGGCCCTGATCTCCGCCTCTGCGGCGTCAAACTGAGTCGTCTCCTCTTCCGTCATGGCCCGCTCCTCGGTGTCGGCGGCGGTTACCAGGGCGTCCATCTGGTTCTGGAGCTCCACCCGTCTCTCCAACAGTGCTTTCAGCTTCTTCATGTTCGTACCTCCCAAATTTTTAGTGTTTTTTGATGGCTTCCAGTCGCGCCCGGAAGGGCGCGTTGTCGTAGGCCGGCGTCTCCGGCTCGTCCACAGTGACCCGCGGAGCTTCCTCCGTGCTTCTGATCTCCAGATCCACCTCGGCGTCGGCGCGCAGTTCCACACTTGTGGCGGAATATACGGGGCTCTTCCGCACCACCAGGGTGATGTGGTCCAGGTCCAGGGCCTTGATCCTCCGAAGGGGCAGGTCGTCCGCCCGCCGCTCCAGCTCATCCCGGACGTTGTACATCCCGAAGGACCAGCCCTTTACCTTTCCCTTCTTGGCCAGGTCGATCAGGGTGTCGTCCGTCACCAGAACATCGGCGTGGAGGCCGATATTGTCCTCGTAGAGCTTGAGCGTCCCCTCGTCGGTGCTGGCATACACGTGGCTGTTGTCGTGGTCCACCGTCACCGTGATGTTCCCCGCCCGGCTGATGGCCTGCTCAAAGGCCCTCGGTTCGATCTCCTCCACCACCTTCCCGTGGGGCGTGATCACCGGGCGGCTCTTTTTCTCCGTCACGTTGACGTATCCGGAGATGTGGGCTCCGTCCGCTCTGATCTCGATCTTCAATTGTCCTCTCCTCCTTTCCCCGGTTCTGCTCGCGGCTCATGCAGCGATTTCGCTTCCATCCGGCTCACCTGATTGGTGTTAGGCGTATAGATCAGCTTGGTTTTGGGGTCGTAGAGCACCGTGTCCAGTCCCAGTTTGATCCAGGTCAAGCCCAGCGGCTCCATATCCTCCTCATACCGCACCTCGTCCACACCCATGAAATTGGCGTCCAGCGCCACCTGGTAGGCCTCGAACCGCTCCTTCATAGACCCGCGCAGCAACGCCTTTGTGTCAAAGGCCCATTGACACTCCCCACGGCTAAAGCCGGGGGATTCTCGGTTCGCTGACCGCAGCCTGCACCATGCGAGGTCTTACATGGTCTCCCCGAGCGTATCGGTTCGGGCGTGTCCCGCCCTACCATATATTCTATCTACGCCAGCAGGCGCAGACCTTCGTTGAGGATGTTCTTCGCGGCGTTGATGTCCCGGCCGTGGACTGTACCGCAAACCGGGCAAAACCACTCCCGCACAGAAAGGTCTTTCGTTCCGGGCCACTGAGCACCACATACAGAGCAAAGCTGGCTGGACGGAAAGAAGCGGTCTATCGTGACCACCTGTTTTCCATACCACTTTGACTTGTATTCCAACTGCCGCCGGAACTCACCCCACGATGCATCTGAGATGGACTTGGCCAGCCTGTGGTTCTTGACCATGTTCTTGGGTGCCAAGTCCTCAATGCAGATCAGATCGTACTGGCGCATAAGGTCAGTGGACAACTTGTGGAGCATATCCTGTCGCTGGTTGGCGACGTGCTCATGCAGTCTTGCCAACTGAAGCCTTGCTTTCTCCCGGCGGTTGCTCCCCTTTGTTTTTCGGGAGAGCTGCCGCTGGAGCCGGGCTAGCTTTTTCTCGGATTTTGCAAGATGCTTGTGGTTGGGATGCTCCACGCCATCTGAAGTGACAGCGAAAGACTTGATACCCATATCGAGACCCACAGCGGCCCCGGTGGAGGGCAGTGGTTTTATTTCCACATCCGTACAGCACAGGGCAACAAAATACTTGCCGCTGGGATTGCGGGATATCGTGGCGGAGAGAATGCGGCCCTTGACCTCTCTTGAAATACGGCACTTCACTTTGCCCAGTTTTGGCAACTGTACGGCATGATCCAGAACTTTGATGTTCGTCCCTACGCATTTGCTCTTGTAGCTCTGCCGGTGGTTGTGTTTGCTCTTGAACCTGGGGTATCCGGGCTTCTCCCCTTGCTTCATACGTCGGAAGAAGTTCTGATAGGCGGTATCCAGGTCTTGCAGGGCTGCTTGCAGAGATGTAGAATCCACTTCTTTCAGCCATGGCAATTCTTGTTTGAGTGCCGTGAGACTTTTGTCCTGCTGGAATCGTGTGGGGGCCTTTCCGTTTTCCCTATACTGTTCATGCCGCTGGGCAAGAAAGTGGTTGAACACATAGCGGCAACAACCAAAATTCCGAGCCATTTGTTCCTGCTGCGTTGCTGTTGGGTACAAGCGGAATTTATAGCTGTATTCCATCTTCCCACCTCACACATTCTTCTGATTCTCTATGTACTGCTTAATCACCGACAATGGCGCACCACCCACAGTAGATACAAAGTACGAGTTTGTCCATAGTGTTGGAAGCCGTGAGCGGAGCCAGCCAAATTCCTGCCGCAGCACCCGAGAAGTACGGCCCTTAATCTGTTTGACAGCCTTATGAACACCGAATTGCGGATCTACTTCCATGAGCAAATGTACGTGGTCCGGCATGATCTCCATCTCAATGACATCGATATGGTACTCATTGCAGATTTCCTCTATGAGTTCCTTTAAGCGCACATCGACACCATTGACCAAGACCTTACGGCGATATTTTGGACACCAGACCACATGATATTTACAGGAGTACACCACATTATGATTACTTTTATATTCCATGACTACATTATACCATTCAACGGTATCTAATGCAAGCCGCGCAAAATCTCTTTGCGGGGGAGCAAGGTGTGGCTTATATCCCCATGCCTAAAGGCAGGGGCTTTACGCCACGATTGGTAAAGACTCCCCTTTTCCTTTTCCAGCAGGAGGTCCTTGTTGAGGGCGCATTGGATGGCCGTCATCAGGGGGATGGCCGCCAGCCGGGCCAGATTGGACACATCGTCCACCCCCGCCTTCCCCGACATCGCACCGGTGGAGATGTGGAACAGCTTCGCAAATTCCTCCGCGTTGGCCACCTTGTTCTCGTTGAGCTGCATCTCCACCGAAGTGTTGGAGCTCTCCTGGAACTCCAGCCCGTCGTTGAGGATTACCACGTTGTCGCTGGCATTGCTGTACAGCCGCGCCCAGGCGCTCCGTAACGCGTCCATACCAGCGTCGGTGAGGTGCTTTTGCGATTTGAGGAACCCCTTCTTGTTGCCGCCCTTTTTCACCAAGTAGCCCTCAAAGCACAGCGTCTGATAGGCCACCTCGATGAGCTTGCTGTTCTCCCTTGTGATAGGCACGCCCTCCGCCCCGTCCCTGGTGTTGCGCAGGATCTTTAAAAAATCAAGGGGCTGGTAAGGACGCCCTTCCACCAGAAGATTGAAATCCTTGAAGATTGGGTCCGTAGCCCGCTGCACGGAGATCTTTCTCTCGTCCACATAGTGGAGGCCCACCACCTCGCCTTTTTCCCGGTGTATGTAGGCGTATCCGCCCTTGCCCAGGTAGTAGTCCCGTGTGATGGCCCGCCAGAACTCGTTGGCGTTCAGGGTGTCCCCCGTCTCGTCGTTCAGCAGCCGGAGGCGGGGATCGTCCCGGACCTCCTCCGCCTTTCCGCCAGTGTCCCGGTACAGCTTGATGGGGGTCCCGGCCACAAGATTGGCGATTAGGTCGATGCCCCCGCTCACTGTCGGCACCTGGAGCGCCGTCTCGCGGGTCACCTCTCCGCTCCCCAACAGTGCCTGCAGCAGCGAGTCCTCGAACTGCACCTCGCCCTCCGCCCGGTCCTCCCGTCTGCTCCGCCCAAATAGTCCCACAGAATCCCTCCTCAAGTCTGTACAACAAAGTCATATGCCCCATACAGCAGCTCCAACTGGAGCAGATACAGAGCGTTGATGACCGCCACCACCATATCCACCTTTCCGGCGGACCGCTTCTTGTTTACATATTTGTTCAAATTTGTATCCTCCGCGCACCGGGCGTTTTGGAAGTTGATCTCCAGCAGCCGGTTGTCGTCATAGCGGAACGTCCGCTTGAGCACGCACTCCTTCAGGAGCTTGGTGGGCGGGTGGAGCACCGAGGAGTGCTGCTTGATCTCCACGCATTCCAGTCCGGCCTCCTCCAGCTTCTGCACGGTGGAAATGGCGTTATAGCGGTCATAGCCCACCTGCACGATTTCTACCCCGTATCTTTCCGCCAGTGACAGGATAAACCGCTCCACAAAACCATAATCGATGACCTCCTCGCCGCAGGCAAAGCAGTTTCCCGCAGCGATCAGTTTTCGGTAGTCCACGCCCTCCTTGGCGCTCTTCCAGTCCAACCGATCCTTGGGGAGGAACCCCCAGACCTTGGCGTGTACCACGCCGTACGCCTCCGTCAGCATAGCCACAGCCGTGTTGTCGTCCGTCTGCGACAGGTCCAGCCCCAGCCACACACGGCGGCCCCGCCAGAAACTCGGGTCCTCCTCCACCCGGCACCGCTTTACTTTCTGGATGTCGATATATCCCTCCACACCGAGGCCCTTATACAGGATGTCGCAGTGCTTGCAGAGGTAGTTCTCCCGCTTGTTCTCATACAGCACCGCCATCGTCCGCAGGTCCTGGATGGCATGGAACACATCCGGGTTGCTTACCGCCACGGGATTGGCCTGATAGATCACCAGGTCGTCCGTTTCCCACCGCTTCCGCAGGACGTCGTCCGGCTCATACAGCAGGGCGAATACATCCTCCTTCTCCAGCAGGCCGTCCAGCACCTTCTTTGCGATATCGATCTCATCAATCATGACGTTATTGTCATTGGGGTACTGTGTGGAGATGATAATGCCCAATTTGTTGGGCAGCGTGATCTGGGAGGAGCGCATCGCCTCCACCGGGTAGCTGTCTAGCGCCCCCGCCTCGTCCGCCAGCCACAGATTGGCCAGCCTGCCGTCCATCCCATCGTTGGAGTAGGCAAGGGGCGTGTATTCAATCTCGTTGATGAGGCAGGTAATCATATCCCGG